TAATAAAAAATGCGGGATACGGGCTGGCTCGGTCTGATGTACTCCATATCCATTCATCTCCTGTAGTACAAATTATTCTGCCGTTACCAATAATTTTTACGTTCGCGGCTGGCGTAATGTTTGGGTCACAAAGATAGTCGTGACTTAGTAAAACGGTTGCCCCTTCAATAGACATGACAGCCTGAACGGCGTTGGTATCATTAGCTATACCATTACCGATAGCCCCACGCATTTCTGGCGTTTTAAATCCAAGCCCACCAATAAGACTTGCGCCGTCGCTTGAACCCAGGTTTTGGCGAAGCGTGTCACCATCCATCAGAACAAAGTGAGTAATGTCGTTCGCAAAGCTGGTCGCATCGGTTCCGGTGGTCGTAAAGCCGACGTCAGTAGCAGCATTCAGGCGGTAATACTGGTTGTCGTAACGAATGTACTGGTTACGGGCGCTGAACTGAAAAGGACCATCCTCATAGTCGCCAAGAAAAACGTAGCCGGAGGACAGAAGGAATTGCTCAAACCGATTAGCTCTGTCCAGCTGCGCGGCATCGAACTGATTATTTCTTCCGGTGTTCGTCAGGCGCTTTACACCAAGACGATCGGTATAAAATTCACCGGTGCCAGTAACTTCTTCGTCAAGCTTCGCGCCTGCAAATACCGCATTACGTATATCGGTACTAGGCACCGGAGCCTGCGTCGGTGTCGGGAGTGGAACTTCTGCCATTGTGCTTGTCGCCCTATAAATGGCGCACGAAACCCTCAGAAGAAAATCCGAAGGAGTGCGCAAAGGTTAATATTGCTGCTGTGCGTTACGGGTAAATTGAGTTTGAATATTCGATCAGTGATAACGTCTGGGTGTCATCACCGTTGGGTTTGGCGCTATCGACGCGCCAGATTGTGGAGTTCAGTTCCGAGTCGGTAGCGATGAAATACCGGCTGGGGTTTTGCGCCGTGTTGCGGTCATAAATGTTCAGATCGAAGGTATCGGCTGCAGCCTGAAATGCTTTCGACTTGCCGCTTACCGGATAGGCCCGCCAGCGCCCGCGGTAATTCCCGAGGCTATCGGTCATAACCACCCACATATCGCCGAGGGAAAAGTCGATACGCTCTGAGGTCGAGAACACATCCCCGGAGCGCCCGGTGATGTATCCGGTCTGCTGCGCGTTGTCGTACATGTCAGGACACTGAACAACCGTACCGCGCACCACCTGCGTCGACTCCAGCACTTTCACCGTCATGGTCAGGCGTGAATAAAGGATTTTTCTCGCCTCAAGCCAGGCCCGATCGGTTGCCTGAATGGCGTTGCGGCAGCCGTCCAGGCTGATCTGCATCGCATTAACCGTGGCGTCCTCAACCTCAGTGATGCCGCTGCTGTCGATCTGCAGGTAGATGTACGCCTTCTTGTTCGTCAGCGGGTCGACGTAATCCAGCGCCACGCCGTCGTAACCACCAGGGAGAGACATTTGCCAGGCGACCTTGTACTCGTCCCAGAACATGTTTGAGCGCGCAAAAACCGCATCCGGATTTGTCACTTTCTCATCGCGCCAGAACGTCAGCACATCGCCGATATTATTGCCGTCAACGCGGGCCACATTGGCGATCGTCGCTATGCGCTCACCCAGCGGCTGCTTCTCATCAGAAAAGGTGTAATCGAAATACCCAAGCTGAGCATCAGGCAGCGAATCGGCAATGGCATAAAGAGTTGCGACGTCAATACTGGCCACGTCCTGCTTACCCACAACCACCCATTCGTGAAGGATGGCGTCGGCAAACGAGCGACTTGGTCGCAGCGTGTAATCAACCGCGCCGGTTGTCCGGTCGTAGCTGATGGTATGCCGCTGCGCCAGCATGTTGTACTTCTGCTCACGGTTGCTGTTGCTGTCATTCGAGCCCTTGATCGTAATGCGGGCAATCGTGTCTTCCGGATAAACGACGTTTTCCCGCACGTTCACCGCGTGGATCGCCATCAGAGTCACGACGTTGGCGTCATTGCTGTTGTCGAGGCGCTCGATAGTGACCGCATAGCGTCCCGCCCCTGCTGCCGGGACGAACTTATGCGTTGTGCGGAAATACCGGGTTGTCACCTGGAAGTCGTTATCGAAGAAATAATCGTGCTGCTCGGATGTCCCCGGCACCTGATTGTTGTCGTCATCGACCTGCCAGAACTTGATCCGGTATTGCGTTGTGCCGGCCGTCGCGCCGAGCTGAACCAACACATGCACCCAGACCTGAGTGGACACGATCGGCGACACTGACGGCCCGATAACAAGTGGGGTCTGGTCGTTCAGCGTGAACAGAGTCGCGTTGATAACCGCGTTGCCCGGCAGCGACGTAATTTCACCCGACAGTTCGCCGATATAAAACGTCGTGTACGAAAGCGTATCGTCGCCGATAAAGCTCTCCGAGGAGATGATATTCCCGGCGCCGGTGACATTCCGTGTGACACTTGTCCCGCCTTCGCTCCAGGTAGCATTAATGACGAATGACACGGGATGAGGTACCGCCAGCGCGGCGAAGTATGCAAAGTTGTCATCGTTCGACAGCACAACAGCCTTGAGCTGATTACTCTCGATCGCCACCGATGTCGGCGCCGTCGTGGTAGCGGTTTGGGCCGGGAAGTCCTGGCTTTCGTTCAGTCCGGGGACAGTTTCGTTATCGACATCATCGAACTGATAGCCGACTTCAATCGTGCCGATCACGTCACCAGGGTTATAAATAGCGGAACTGGCGCCAGCCAGGCTGCCGAGGTTCGATTCCGAGTAGCGGATCGACGATATGGTGTACCGGCCGTAACCCACCTCGAACCATTCAGTAAGCTGTTTGTTATTGTCGACGAACTCAAACAGTGCTTCCTGAATCAGGTCAGGAAAGACGCGGCACTGGCCGTAAATGTTAGGGCGCCCCTTGTAGAGTCGCGCGCGGTTCGTCTGGCCGGTCAGGTCGTTATTGGGGGATTCGCCTGTCGCCACCGATACTGACGCGCTGGGCTTATTTGACAGGCCGAACACCTTCAGCGCTCCGGAGAGGATTTTCGTGACCGGACGCAATATCGTGGTGACCAGTTTTCCGACTCCGCCCTCCGGCTGGTCGAACACAGCCACCACGTCGCCAGATTGCAGTGGCCGGCTGATGTCGTAATCGTCAGGCAGAGCTCGGCCATTCAGCTTCACGATAACATCGCGGTGCAACTGAAGAGAATCCAGCAAGCTCATCAGTGTGGTGCCGGCATCTACCGTTCCCCGCTGCAGCGGCGCGCCTGGCAGCCTCTGTAACTCATATCGAACCATGCACCATGTACTCCACTTTGCTGTAAACCTTCAGTAATGCCAGCGGGCTATCGCAGCGCACGAAACCGAATTCGCCGCGGGCATGCAGGCACTTAACCGGGCTGATCATCACACCGATATGCGCCGGCACTTCGCCGCGGTAAAAAACGGCGATGCAGCCGGTTGCCGCCACCGGCACACGCCGCCAGTGGGCGTGTTCCTGTTCGTAGCAGGTAATGAAATCCGCGCCCGATTCGTAGCCAGCGATGTGATGCAGCTCCAGGCCGAGTACATGCCGGTAATAGAGAACCACCAGTCCCCAGCAGTCCATCTGCTCAAAACTACAGGCGCGGTTAGCCCATGGCTTGCCGTTAACAAGCCCGATAAAGTCGCTCTGTGTCATACGGTTATTAGCCCTGGATAGTCTTTCGTGGTGAAAATGATGGAGTTGGCCAGCGTCAGCGGATTGGTCTTGCCGGCGGTCACAGTGACGTTGCTGGCATCGGCTGAAATGTCGTTCACGTAAAGCGTCCAGTCTTTCAGGGATGATGCATCACCGATCGCATCCCACTGCTGATACAGGCATTTTATCGGCGTCATTCGCGCCGCCCCGCGCCAGCTTTTCAGTGTCTGCCGGACATGCTCCGTCGCGGCGACAAAAGTGATCGTCATGGATATCACTGCCGTTCCGTCCTGCGCCGGCTCGGTCACGCTGAACCGCGCAGGCTCGAACGAGTTGCCGCCAAACGTCGCCGGGCGGAACAGATTATTTACTACCCGGTAATAACCGAAAGCCGGATGGTAAAACTCCACTGTCCGTTTGATATCACTGGCTGGCCGCTGCTCTTTCCATTCTCTCAAAGTCGGCATTAGTCAGCCCTCGGCATCACTTCGGTTATCAGGTAATCCAGCCAGTATCCATAGCCGGGCTGGGCCTCAACAATCCAGTCGTCATAGTCCTCGGTTATGTCCTCGATACCGTTGCTGATAACCGTTGCGGTCCAGGTGACAATGTTGCCGTTTTTGCTGGTCTGCACCGGCATATCGACGAAATGCAGCGTCTGCTGCTGAACGCCCTGCGTATCACCCAGGTCGATCGGCATCTGGAACCAGTTACGCCCGCGATCGCAGTAAGTCGGCGAGCGAAGCCACGACTTAAACCGCTCGGCCTGGGCAAGCGTGAATATCCACTGCAGCGTCCAGGTTGCTTTCAGGTCAGTGGTGATCGGCGTGATTATCAATGGACCGACTGCCGTCTGCGTCGTCTGCCAGGCTGTATCCTGCGTCATGTTCTAATCGGCGCGCTGGGGAAGCGGCAGGAACGGAGGGTATTGAACTGTTGCCACGTTTCCTCCGGGCATAAAAAAACCCGCCGGAGCGGGTTTGGTTTAGTTATTCAATTGCCTGCGGAGACTTAGGAGTATCTTCGATTATAATGTCGAATTTTTTGATATCCCCATCCTGAGGCGTAATCTTAAATTCAGAGTTAGCCGGGATAATCCCCTCCACAACACTCCCGTTAACCATTTCCAGACGGAATTTTACCGGTCTGTTTTGGCGGAAAATGGTAGTCTTGCCTATCTCCATACCCCTACTAAAACTTTCTCCAGGCCCATAGATATTATCTTTCCCCATCAAAACGCTCCATTTGCTTTACGAGATAACCCAAGCGTCGATTGTAGCGTGCTGATGTAAGGCCCATTGCGTTCCGCATCAGAAATCAGGAATTCCAGCACATAATTACCGTCATTCTGAGTGGCCCCCATGTATTGCGGCTCAGCATTGGACGCTTGATTGTTGATGACTACCTGAACATTCAACCCGCCGCCGCCCTGCATATCCTTATTGCTGATGACCTTCCCGTTATCGCCGGGGATCATGTACTGCTTTCCGGTACTGGCCTGGTAAATCTCTGGTTTGCCTTTCTCGCCGACTTGGTACAGGCCGCCGGCTGATACCGGTCCGCCGTTGTAGCGAGCGCCGGCTATTGAAAGGGCCTGCGCCATGCCAACTGTTGAAGCTATTCCTGCCTGAGCGGGGATAGCGTTAGCGCCAGCCGTGGCAAGGGAGGTCATTGCAGCAGCCGGAGCCATGGATGCGGCTATTAGTTGCCCTTGCGCAATAGCCATTCCAGAAGCGGCGGTCATTCCAGCCTGCCCCATAATTACAGACTTCAACCACTCAACTCCCATCTGGACAAAGGAGTTGATAACGCTGTTTAGGACAGTTGATCCGAGTGAGCTCATGGCTTCGCTGACAGACATACTGCCAGTGAGTATGCCAGTGAGGGCATTAGAGGCGTTTCCTGCAAATGAATCAAATGCCGCAGCAGCTACCTCATATCCTGCGTTTTGTTGCCTCCATATCTCCCACTGCGCCGCTATGCGCTGTTGTTCGTACTGAGTGTTGGCGGCATTCATCAGTTCAAGCCCGCGTAGGGTTATCTGCCCCTTCTGCGTTTCGAACTGCTGGATGAGAGCCAACTCCTGAGCATGCTGATTAGCCAGCTGTTGGACAGGGTCAATCTGCCCCCGAGCTTCCTGCATGGGGCTTACAGTTTGCTGAGCGCGTATCTTAGCCAGATTAACCTGGTGCTGAGCCTCCAGTTGCTCACTGGTCTGATTGTACTGCTGCTGAGTGATTTTTTTGGCGGCCAGTGCAGTTTGCAGATCTTTAACATCCTGCTGGTAAGACGCATTCTCTCTGGCTTCAGGGAGCAGTTTTTCTGCCGCAGCCTGGGCTTTGAGGGCATTAGCCGTATCCCATATTTCTCCACGGTATTTACCGGCAAGAGCAATTTGCTCTTGGGTGGCTCCCTTGCCTAGTGATTGCTGAGCCTGTAATACTGCCTGCTCCCGGCTTAACTCCTGCGTTGAGCCAGCAGCGAGCTCTGATTGCTGGCGCAGATTTTCAAGTTTTTGGTTTACCGATTCCTGCTGGTTAGCAAGTTTCTTAGCCTCAGATTCCGCTTCCTTGGTGGCCTTTTTGTTATTTTGCTGCGCTTGTTGAGCATCGAATTCAGCTGCTGCTCTGTCACGAGCAAGGTTAACATCCGCCTCTGATCCACCGAGTTTCCTAATGTCCTGCTCAGCCCTTAATTGCGCTCGCTTCCTGTCATTAAGCTCGCTCTGAAGTGTTACCTGATCCTGTAGCTTATCCAGATACTCCTGAACATCTTTCGGGCGTTCAACCATGAGGCTGCTGGAGTTGAATTTGTCTTTTGCCTTGGCCGCAAAATTAATCATATCTCCCAACTTGCTCATCATGCCGGCAGCAATTCCCGCTTCCTGCCCATCCCTGCGCAGCAAATCGATTCCTTGCTTCATCGTTCCGTTTAGCGTAGCGCGGCCAATGTTAATGGCGTTTTGGGTCTGACTCAGTCTGTTCTGGGCCTTCTCCAGCTCAAGGGTAGCTATAGCTAGGTTATCCTGTGCGCCGCTAAGCGCCTCGGCAGCCTGCCGCCCTCTCGTTGTATTCGTACCCCAGTTTGCAATTTCTCGCTGCTGTCGCTGGACAGCCGATGTCGCGTCATTGAATTCCTTTTGTGCGTCTGATACCGCGTCACTTAATTCAGGCAGGCTTTGGCTTAGCTTTCCTATCGTTGCCGCCAGCTCTGTATGCGACATCGTCTGGAATTTTGAGCTCAGATCGTTAACGCTATCTGCAAGGGCATTAGCGTCATTCCTGGCCTCTTTTGCGCGCTGTGAAAAGTAAAGGATTGCACTAGCAGCAAGCATTGCCGCTCCGGCAGGCCCACCAATTAACCCGAGAGCCCTGCTAGCCAGGCTGGCACCAGATGAGAGAGCCATTTGAGCAGCCCTGTTTGCCGCCAGTGCTCGATTATAATTATCAACCGCACCGGCTGCCGCAATTCTGGCAACTGACAAGCGCTGCTCAGCTGCTGCGGCGTTGGTTTCGCTGATAGCAGTTAGTCGCATCATTTCTGCGAGCCTTATCTCATCTAAGGCCCGTTCTTTTGCGACCGCCGCAGCCCTGAGGTCTGCCGCTGCTTTATTCGCGGCAGCTTGAGCTGCTAGTGATTCTTCTGCTGAAAGCGTACGAGATGCGGCAGCTGCTTTAATTTTGGCCGCAGTGGCCATAGTTAAGGCGCCGACATATCGACTCCCAAGAATCGCAGCGACACCTGTCAGTAAAGCGCTCAATCCTCCGATATTTTCACTGATGGTGACGACTGCATCACTGAAAATTGCCGCGCCTGTTTTAACCGTAGAATTTTCGCCGAAGAACTTCGTGATGTTATTGCCAGCAACCTGAAGGGCCTGGCTGATAGTCGTAGTGGTATTGGCAAATTCAGCACCGATTACACTCCCCTGGGAAAGCAGACCTTTAACCACAACATCTGTCGTTAGCTTGCCCTGTGCCGCCATGTTGCGCATCTGGCCGATACTGACCCCCATAGAGTCAGCAAGGGCTACGATAAGGCGGTTACCCTGCTCGTTTACAGAGTTGAATTCCTCGCCGCGTAACGCGCCAGAGGCCAAGCCCTGAGATAGCTGAATAATGGCATTTTCAGCCTCTTGTGCCGTTGCGCCTGAAACCACAAATCCCTGATTGATAATCGTGGTTAATTTTGCCAGATCCCCAGCGCTGGTTCCGTATTGCCGGGTGGCCCTCTCTAAACGCGCATATAGGGATGCTGTTGCATCCAGGCTGCTTCGGGTTTGCTGCGTGATGTTGAAAACACGCTCAGTTACATCAGCAAGTTGTTCAGACGGGCGAAGAGAGTTGGATAATTTGTTATTAACCGTGGCCCATGCGTCAGCATATTCAGCCACCTGCTGGACAGAAAGAGCTGCTGTCAGTGCAACCGCAACACGGGACAAGCTCGACATCGAACGCTCTGTGGTATCAATGGAGCGTGATGTTTTATCAAATCCCCGCTCCATCAGATCAAGGCGCTGGTTAACGCGCTGCTGAGCGGTAAGTAGCCCGCGCACATCCATTTCAATGTCGTAATAAATACCGCCAGCGTTCTCAGCCATTTCCTTTTCTCCGGGCAATAAAAAACCTCGCCGAAGCGAGGTTTTGGGATTGAGTTTTGTTATATTAGCCCAGCTTTTCTTCGGGCCTCTTCGAGATACTCATCATCTGTTTTTTCGGGACCGAGATCTAAAGGCTGCTGCCTTTGCCACTCTTTTAATTTGCCGCTAAGTGCATAAATGATTTTGTCGAAGTTTTTCTGATGCCTGTGTGCACCTGTCACGTTAACGCCTAACTTCAGGGCAGAGTCTATACCGACGACGCATGAGTTTTCGCCGTCGGAATTCACCACAATAGACACATTTTCACCCCATGAGAAAAGTGAAATTCCAGCACTTACGGAAACTCGGCGAAGTGTGTCATCTTTCTGTTTAATCGTCATCCCGACTTCTGGAATAGCCTCTAAAAGTTTTTCAAAGGCAACGTCAGCCGGAAATGGAAAAATTTGCTGCGTAGATTGACTGGCAAAGCTCATATCCCTATCCCCATCAGTAAATGATGCGGCAATCGTAGCAGAGGGGAAGCGATACGACAAAACCCGCAGTTAAGCGGGTTTGAGAATGACCTACAAAATTTTTGTAGGTGGTTAACTAATCACATATTCAGCTTTACCACCGCGAAACGAGATGGTTTTATTACCTGCGCGGCGGCAAGCGTCAGCGATAGCCTTCATGCTGTATTCGACGCAGCCAAGATGTTTTCGCATCGCCACAATTTCAGCCTTCGGCGCTGATACATCAAATCCAGCATCTTCGAGAATGTTAATCAGGCGAATGGCCGCAGATGTAGAGTTGTCTCCGCAAAGCATATCCATCGTCACATCAAAGGCCGGGGCAGTTAGCGACTTCCCAAATGACAGGTTGCCACTGCAAACCAACGGGTTGTTATCGATCCACCATTGAAGCGGAATGTTTACATCAAACTTAGGTGCTGGTAGCGTTTCCTGCTTGCCAAGGAATTCACCCTCAAGAGGCACACGCGCAGCGATAGAAAGCCTTCATGGGATACCCGAAGAAGCGAAAATCGCCATTTACAACGTGCTTTCGCAAGAACTTGAAGCAATTACGAGCGCCAAAAACGAAGAAATCGCAAAGATTAATGCTGAAACTGAAAGGTTGAATGCTACTGTCGCTCAAAAAGAAATGGACCTTGCAAATATTGGCTCTGTCATAGGTGCCATAGTCGTCGTTTTGGTCTTGTTTGTTTTGTTCATCAACTTGAAATAGAAAACCCACCGTTCGGTGGGCTTCTTCTCTGTCGTTTCGGGGTGTATCTGACTATCTGTCAAACTCTTTACCACCAGTCGACTTTAAGTATATAGACTTAATGTATGGCATTTTAAAGAGCACAGCCCTATCATCCATAGCTGTTCTAAGCATCATACTACGACACATAAGGCTTACCCCGCCGGTTACTTTGATGCATAATCCATCAGGGCTTTCGAATGTACTCATTTTCCCCTTCTTCCACATTATAAACGTTGCACCTTCAGGGATCGCGCCAATTGGCTGCACAGCAAAAAACGAAATGCTTGTGTATACAAAAATTGAAAAAGCGATAAGGATAACAACGATCACAGATATTGTTTTTTTCCACATAGCAACCTCAGCAACCAATAGTTTCGCCTGAATTTGTTATTGTGCACGTATTTCCATCACTGTCGGAACTATGGCAGCCTGAGGAATCACACCAACTTTTCACTGAATACTGATTCCCATCAGAGTCACTAGAAAACACCTCCGTCGAACCATCAGAATGATTCCTTGTTCCAGATGTTACAGAGTAATTATTACCTTCAGTATCGTAAGATGAGATGGTTGTGTCCCCGTTAGCTGCCTCGCTAGTACTCGTGCAAACACTGTAACCATCTGATCCAACGCACTCATCTGCATATGCGTAGCTAAAGAATCCGCTTAATAGAAACAACAATACAATCTTCCTCATATCCCTATCCCCACTGGTTAGTTTTGGACAGATTAGCAGGGATATGAGGGAGTAAAAAGCCCACCGTGGTTGGCTCATTTCTTCTTCTCTTCACGTTTGCGTCGTCGCTCTTCCCGCAACTCCTCTCGGCGTAAATCATCAAACACCTTTACGATCGCTTTCATCATCATGAAATTGACGAAGTGGTGATTAACGCAGCCGTGAATGCGTAACTGCTCGGTGAACTCTTCAGCCGATCGCAGCGCCTCCATCATGTTCTTCTCGCCTTTCATGAACTCCGAGAAGTCGCGCCCCGCTCTGGAGGCGCATTCAACAATACGGTTATTCATGGTCACACCGCCGCATACAGCAACTTCATTTGTCCCTTAACGGGGAACGCAGCCATGCAGCGGGCTTCGAAGTCCTTCTGGTCAATGCTGCAACTGGCAATGTTGGTAACGGCGATCAGTTGCTGCTCGACCTTCTCCAGTGCATCAGGCTTAAGATGTTGGTGAATCTTCTCCTTGCTGTCCCCGGCGGCTTGTTTGGCTGCCTGATAGACATAATCAGGAAGTGCTACACCGTACACCCAGCGAGAGGTGATCTGCCCGAACAGAGCCGGGCAACCGCCGACATGACCAAAGTAAGGAAGGCCGGACATTTTCGACAGTGCTTGATAGAACGGGTCTTTAAAGCGCTTCTCCCAGGACGTTGGTTGCTGGCACACCATCAGGCCGACAATCTGATCCTCGGTGAGCTGGAAGTTTTTACTCAGCAGAAGATTTTTAATGTGTCGGTCACAGGCGCGGGCGAATTTTACTGACAACCAGCGGGCGAATTCCACCGCCAACTCCGGATGAAGCCAGGTCCCGCCGTTTCGCCCTTTTTCCACTCTGACTAAAAGGGGAGAAAAATCCTCTTTTACGCCAGAGCTAGCAATTCCAAGCTCCTCAGCCAGTTCGGCGATATAAATTTTTGTCGCCTCAGTCTTTAGCCAGTCCTTTGGAAGCTTGCCGTGATGCTTTGCAGCAACTGTGGCATTGAACCAGCAATCTGCTGTAAAAGGGAATGAACGGTCATCGTAATTCATAGGGATGATATTAGACATATCGGTAATTACCTTTTAGTGATGAACCTTGTCTCACAGGAATCCGGCCCACAGAAAGGCACCGACAGCCAGCCGGTATCCTCAAGGGTCATCCTGAAAGGTTCTGTGTGAAATGCGCGTGAGATGCGCGGTGAAATTTGGGTATAAAAAAGCCCCGGACTATATCGAGGCTGGTTTATTTGGTTTTACGGGCTTGTTCCTGCTCCATCATCGCCTGCCAGCGCTGATCGTCTTCATCCATAACCGCATCGTACTCGTCCCTGGTAAAGCCTTTCTGGTTCGGGTATTTGGCGTTGAGCAGTAATGCAAACTCCGTCATGGTGAGGTTTTCGGCCTCATCCCTGCTTATGCCGAAGTGATTGCGTGCCGCCATGATGTAGTCAGTGGCGCGGAATTCAGAGGTGGTTTCGTTCGTCTCATAGCGCTGCAGCTTGCGCACCTTGGCCTTGCCGACGATACCGTGCATCATCAGGTTTTGCGCGACGATGACCATGTTCTCAGGCGGTATGCTGCCCGGACGCCAGACGAAACCACGCTTACGGGTTTTACCCGGTTTCATCCAACCAACTAAATCACCGATATCATCATCGCAGCAGGCGGTTAATACCGTATGCGCTGCCATGATAGCTTTGCGGCTAAGCAGACCACTCTGGATATATCGCAGCACGCAATCCGGAAGCCGGCTGTACTCGTCGCGGATATAGGCCTGAGCAGCACGCTGAATCAACGGAGTAGCCTCGTCATTGCACAGGTCATAAAACGCCTGAACGATTTCAGCAGGCTCGCCGATGCGCGCCATAGCCCTGAATGACGGACGGAAAAAGAATTCCTGGTCATCGGTACCGATAACGCATTCGCCTAATTCTTTAATGGGGGTCATAGTTGCTCCATAGTCAGAATCAAGGGCAGTCGAAACCACCCTTTGGTCTGCTTACGGTGCAGTAACCGTGATTGCGCTGGTAGCGGTCTTGCTGCCGTCGCCGGTTGTGGCGGTGATGGTTGCAGTGCCGGCGCCGATAGCAGTTACCAGACCGTTAGCGTTAACCGTCGCAACATCTTCATCAGACGACGTCCAGGTAATTGCCTGATTGGTTGCATTGGACGGTGCGATAGTCGCATTCAGTTGCTGGGTGCTGCCTTCTACAAGGCTGGCGGTAGTCGGCGCCACGGTAACGCCAGTGACGGCAATTGGATCGGCAATTTCAAAAACTACGGTGTCAGCATCGAAGACCTTCCATTCGCCCGAGAAGGTGGAAATGTCGTTGGTGCCCATATCCGTAGACCATGACGTGGTATTGAAATAACCCACGATATAGGTACCAGCATCTTCACCAACGAAATCAAGACGAACCCAAAGCGTCGGCTGGCGACCGGCTCGCACTTCTTCGAAGATATATTTCGAAAGACGCCACGCACCGATTTCATTAGGCTTATCTGATTTGCGAAGTTCGCCCTCACCGGAAATGGTCAGATCCATATTGTTGACCAGGTTCTCGACGATACCCTTCGCATCGTCAGCCTCGGAGCTGACGGTGTTCATTGAATAGTCGATACCTTTGGTCGTCATTGCACCCAGTCGCATAAACGCACTGAGCGCAGGCATCGTATCAGCACAGCCCATAGCCATGCGTAGCACGGCCACCTTACCAATCAGCTTGCCGGTATCATTAGCACAACCTTGCATGTGTACCTCTCAAATAAAAAAGGCCGCCATATGGCAGCCTGATGGGTGATTCTGGCGGGTTAAGCCGCTCTGGCCTCAATCCGCAAAGCGTCGGATGAAAGCTCTCTGCGATGTGCTGCATTAGCAGTGTCTTTTTCCGCCATTGCGAGTATTCGGTCGTGAGCAATAAGCCCTGCTGTTCTTGCAGCGAGCCTTTCTCTCTTGCGAGCAATAACATCCGCATATTCGTAATGAATTCTCAGCACTTTCTGTGCATAGGATGCATCGAAGGGATAAATCATGTTTACTCCCCGTAAGTGCAGGAGACGAGTAGCCGGGTTACTAATCTGCCCTCTTCGGTGGGGATCGGAGCCGGGACATTGCCGACAAGCCGCAGCGCGCCAACGCAATCATCGGCGCCAGATTGAGCGCTGATGTACTCGACAATGGCGTTTACCGCGGCGTCCGCAGCATCGGGATTCGCCTTCGAGGAGATCACATCAACCATCACATACCAGTCGCCGCCGAGGTCAAAGGTGATATCGGTACCGCCGGAAGGCCTGAACACAATGAACTGGTCCGTGTCTTTCCCGGTATCGCGCCATTGCCGCCACTGGACCTTAAACCCCTCGGCAAGCCCCTCATCCACAAACAGGTCTTTGAGGCGCATATACATCGGAGGGGTCATAGCGAAAGCTCCTTCTTCACCACCGCGTCAATCTGGCTGCGGGTATCCTCGAAGCCCTTCGTTAAGAACTCCTTGCGGGCCGTTGCTCGCCGGAAGTCCTGTTTCACTGCCGGGTCGTGAACATACACCGCATAGTTGGCGGAGTAACCAACGCGCCCGGTTACCCTGGTGCCGTTAGTCATGATTTCGCGGAACTGGCTGTTGATGAGCGTCGACGTATCGATCGGGGTGTAAAGTGCTGCCTGCGCGCTGCCGATAAGCATCGCAGACTGGATTGCCCGCACGACTTTACGCCCCTGGACGTCTTTGATGATGCGATCGAGGTTGGCCTTGGCCTGGCGGATGCCGCGAACTTTAGCGCCCATAATCAGACTCCCGTAATCAGTGCGAAATCGTCCGCCAGTCGCTCGAACGTATCTGCGAACTGGACGATCTGCCGAATCTCATCGGCCTCATCCGGCGGTGCTGCATCGGTCGAAGCGCCAATCAGGATGTAATCTCCCTCCCGCACCGTTGCGTACTCGGTCCATATCGTGTTTTTAACAACGAGCTCCCGGCCAAGGTCACCGATTTTTGCAGAGAGACCCCCCTGGTAGTCGCAGAGGATAGCGATCGGCGCTTCCCACCCGTACGGCTGACCTCCGCCGTCGGTATCGCTACCTTCAGCATCGCGTATGCGCCGCCAGATTGTCGCTGTTGCGGTATATGACCACGAAGCTATCGAGCTCAAAGTGAGAACCTCTCTATCTTTCGTGAAATCGCGCTTATCAATCCCGGAATTTGCTCACATCGCCCTGAAGGACCAGTGATTTTCTCTCGGTCATAATTGATAAGGTGCTCTTTCGCTTCTTCGTAGGTTTTGAGGCTAACGCCCATGAACTTCAGTCCATAGTCATTTATCCAGATGAACAGATAATTAAACCCGCCATTGTCAGTTAGCTCAAAAGCGTGAACGTCAATCAGTTCGCGAACTTCCATATGAAGCCGCCCAGCCATGCTGACTTCAATATCGTAATGAATGGCACCAACGTGAATTGTTTCTGACTTATCACCGGCATCGCCATACGTGGCATCGTCGTCGATTTTCCCACCGCTGGTTTTGTCTGACATACCCTATTCCCTCCATCGCAGCACAGCGGCGCCTGTGGCGCGTATACGGCCGCAGTTGATGAACCACTCACCGTCGCTTTTCACATACGCCGTAGTTTGTTGGCCGGTGTCGGTGATCACCCACACCCGGGTAAACGTCCGCGGAAGCCGTTGCTGAACTGAAACCCACGCCATCAGCAGCCCCCAACCACCATAAACAGGCCCACACTGTTCCCGGCGCTGATCGGAAGTTCACCAGTGCAGCCGCTGGTATCCAGTTTCGCCAGGGAGTCACGCAGCCAGGCAATCCCGTCTTCGCCGTAATCGAACGAGCGCGACGCTCCTGATGGCGCCCCCTGCGATTTTATTCGCCGGGCACCGGAAGACGTCGCCATGAGCGCAGCGGCATACATCAGGATGAGCTTTGCCGTGCAGTCGTCATATCCCGCCATATCAAGGCACGGGATAATCTTGTTCACCACGCAGAGAATCGGATCGAGCAGCGCTCCGGGAATGGCGTAACCCAACTCACCGAGGAACGCCTGCACGTCTGCCGCTGTGATTGGGTCAGCCATGGTTATTTCGCCTTCTTCGATTTGCTGGCAGATTCTTCCTGCTGCTCTGCCTGCTCTGCCTGCTCTGCCTGCTCTGCCTGCTCTGCCTGCTCTGCGGCATCATTGCCCGGTGTAGCCACTTCCAGCGTCTGCTCGTCATCACTAATGATTTCAACCAGACCGGCGGCCACCCAGCGCTTAGCGACATCGCCGCTTACCGAAACCTGAGCACCAACCTCCAGTTTCTGGAGATTGGCACCGGAAAGCAGGTTATCGCGAACCACTTTTACCAGTGCCATAGTTACCCCTTAGCTGTGCGCGTAAATAACAGATTTGCGATTGTTGATGTCGGTCTTAACCATCAAGCCCATCGCACCCCAGGTGCGCCAGACGTAGTCACTGTTATAGAACTGACGAGGGTCAGCAACGGTGCCGACCGCCTGGCCGACAATCGGAGCGATAACGCCGGCGGTAAGCGGAACAATGAGGATCTGGTTACCAGATAACTGCGCATCTTCTTTGATGGCTGCAATGCCTGAAAGCTTCAGCAGCTCCTGCAGGATGGTGTCAGACTGGTAGTTGTCGCTGAAGTAGCGTTCCAGGTTTGAGGTGATCTCGCCTGAAACATACCAGGTCTGCTGTGCATACTGCAGGTTGGTCAGCTTCATCACGTCGCGCAGAGCAATGGCTGCATTGCGGATTTGCTCAGCCGTTGCGCTTGAGCTGGTGAAGTCGATATTCAGGCCGGAAGCACTGAGATCGACAATCTGCACCCGCTCATCGGCTTTCACCCCCTTCCAGGTCTTGCCATCAAAAGCGATATAGTTGCCAGCAGAGTCACGGAAACCGTTGAAGACGTAATCAACGTACTGACGACGAACATCATCAACAGAGCCGCGCTGAGCATCGGCCAGAGAAGCCAGAGCGGAGCCTTTGTTGAAAATCGGGTCACGCCACTGGAATTTGAAGCCAGAGTCGTGGATCGGAACCATAGTACCGTCGAAGGTGTACGCGCGCGCATCAAGCGCCGCACCAATCTGGCCGGACATGGAGGTATGCGCCCAGCCGCGGCCACCGGTGCGAGCATACTCGTACACGGACTCTTCAAGACGGACAGAGCGGGACAACGGGATCAGGTCGTTAAGCAGAGTGAATTCAGTAGTCGGTTCGAATTCAGCCAGCACAGTCTGATCATAAGCTCGATACAGGCGGCGGATATCGTCGACAGCATTCGTCGCGTCCAGCACCGGAGTGTTTGCCGCATCACCACGCCAGCGGGTGCGGGATACGAAATCAGCAACGGCCTGAGCACTCATATTGCGAGCCAGTTGCAGCTCATTGAACTGCGCCTGGTTCGCTTCGAGGTTGCCCGTCTCAGTCGCACGTCGGGTGGAAAATACAAACATTCAGCCTCTCCTTACTTGAACACGACGCGAACCAGATCGCCTGCTGCGGCGGTCAGGGACTTGTCTTCTTCGACATAGGCAAAGATGGTTTCACCCTCTGCCAGTGCTTTAATTTGGCCATTGGCCACAGAAACCGGCTGGCCCTTGGTGTAGGTACCAGCGGCAGCGCGAACGTTGAGGAAGACGCCCGGCGTTGGCTGGATGTTTACCACCCAGTCACCGATCGCATAGGCATCGTCAACCGTTTTGCAGCGCAAATAGTCGTAGTTAGCAACGTAAAGAATCGCGTCTTCAGCGCCATCAACAGACGGTGTAGGCTTGGCTGCACTGAAAAAGATAACGGTACCCGGCAGAAAAGCTGCAGCCGCAGAACCTTCACGATTAAGTTGCGGGTTTGGAAAAATTCCGCCCGCGTGAATTACGTGTTTTCCGTCTTTAGCCATTTTTTACTCCGGCATTTCGCTGAATGATTGGGTGTTGGTAGCCTGGCGGAAAGCGCCATTCAGGCCGGTTGAAGTCTGGCATTGAGCAAACAGTTCTTTCAGAGGCTCGCCGTCCAGCGCGTTGACAGCGATATCGGTCATGCCAAATTTGGCCTTTACCGCTTCGCGCATGTTGCTCTTCTCGCTTTCCGAGTTCGCGTTGATCTTGCTGTTAAGCGCCAAAACCTGATCGGTCAGAGCTCTTGCCCAAGCGGGCATCTCTTCATTGTTGGCGGCCTGTTCCGTCTTCTTGGGTGCGCCGGTAGCCGGGTCAATTTCTTCATCGCCCTTTTTCTTGGCGGTGACCTCTTCGGCCTTCATCTGGTTGTAAGCGTCCATCAGTTCGGCATCGGACTTGCCTTCAGTCGGCTTACCCGCGGCTTGCAGCGCATTGATAATCAGTTCTTTCATCGGATCGTTCTCTCCGTTGGTTTTAATCTCGTACTCAATGGGTTTGCGCACGACTTCTACAGGTTCGCCGACGAACACGGCTTTGCCGTCATCATCGATGAGGTACTTCTGCTTTAGGTATCTGGTGTCATCGCGGTAGATGAAGCTGTCTGGCCACACTGTTTCTGGCCATAGCCACTTATCTTCTGTGTCACCCTCACGCAGCTTGTCGCTGATAGCGCGTGAAATGTCGTCAAAAGAGAAGTTGGAGGCGTTGGTGAAGAAGAATTTGGTCTTGTTGAGCAGACCTTCGCGGGTGCAGTCGATACCATCAGCAAGGCGAGCAACTTCGATCTGCTGCTCATGACCTTCTGAGTTGACGAAGATGCCCACGCCTTCTTCCGGAGTTCCGGCGCCAGGCTCATCGAGCAGCACCGCCACATGGTCAAACATCATGTTGGTGGCGATCTCGTTGTACTTCTTGCCCTTTGACTCGCCATTAGCGGCAATGCCGGAATACAGGAGTCCGGTAGAGATATGGATGGGTTCTGAGTTGGTACCGGCGATCATCTCATCAAGGCGGTTTATCAGGCGCTTGCCCTTCTCGCTTGACTCGGCGTATTGGCGGTTAACGTACATATCGCCCGTCACTTTCCCGTCTTTGTGGCTGACGTTCTGCAACCATGCGCCGACGTGATATTCATTCACCGCCCGGACATCGCGAGCAGACACATGCTTGCCATCCACTTTCGGGTGGCCCAGCGGCATCGGGTTACGCTCAAGCGTGTTGTAGGCCTTTTCGATTTCTGCTGCCGGGTACAACTTCCGGTTCATCACGATATCGTCCACGACAGGCGTGATGCCGCGAACCACGATATGTGGCTTGCCGTCGATGGTTTCAGTGGTGATGTTTGAAGCGGAGTTGACGACGGTCAGCACGTTAACGCGATTGCGTTTCATGCTGGGTCCTCATTGGTGGATTTCAGGCAATAAAAAAGGCCGCCGTGGCGACCTTTTAGTGATGTTTAAAGTCTACTATCTTTACCGAGGGAGAATCCGCAGACTTTTTCTATTGGAATCCTGACGATTGATCCTTGGACGGAGACCCACCCTCCATCACCTTTCATATATGATGGATTTCGGATGTGAAGGTAATTAAGTGGAATTGAATGCCCTTCTTCACTTCGGTATTCATGAGCCATATTGTCGAAGAATGAAGCCATTTCTTCTTTTATCTCATCACTGTGATTAGTTGTTCTCAAATTTCCAGCCATGGTTTCAGCATATTTTTTACCTGATACCAATTGACCTGCAACAACCTGCCCACCGATGATGAGAGTAACGTCAACTGCTACATCCAAGTTTGCACAAATCACAAGATGCGCCAATGCGCTGTCTTTCATATCTCTTGAGTATGCTATAACTTCTTGCAACTGATTTTCTTGTTCCATAGCCTTCCTCCAGGATTAACTCAAGAAGATTGCCATCCTTTTCTTTCTTTCGCCAGCCTATCCTCAAGCCCTTTATTGAAAATGCTACCGTCGTCATTGAGTAGCACCGGAATCTGGCTGCAGTAGCAGTTGTACCGGTTGCCGTTCTCGGCGTAGAAATCCCGCACCTCTTCGGTGGTGTAGACCTTGCCGTGACGACTGGCGTGCCAGCTGCGCGTCGTCGGTTTGAGCGCAGATAGCCACAGCAGGCCGGTATTCAGGCCAAGCCGATCCGCCGCCCAGTCCGTTTCGTTCCATTGCGCCTGGCGCAACGCGCCGACCTGCTCAGTCTGAGCGATGGTCTTGGCCTTCGACATCGACACATCGAGGCGCTTGCTGATAACGCTGGCCGTCTCGCGAGGATTAACCCCGCGCGCTACCGCATCGGTGATGATATTGGTCAGATCTCCGCGGGCGGTGTCGCTGATTACCTTCCAGTCGCTAAAAGTAGTCAGCCTGGCCGCCGCTATCTGGTTCAGATAACCGGGGCTGTTTAAAAGCTGCTGAAGCGTCGTCTGGCTGGCGTACACCTGCGACTGCTGCGAGAGGTTGTTGAAGGCCTCCAGCGTTCCGCGCTGCGCCTCAGCGGCGACGTAATCCATCGCCCACAGGTTTTGTTCGCCGCCTTCCAGCAGGTAATCGTCGAGAATAACCTGTACCGCTTCGAGCAGGTCGGCCAGTTCCTGCGCTGACATGTCGTAGATGAACTTGCCAGCGTTGACCTGGTAGAGCGTTGGCTCTGCACCGTTAACGTGACACAGGAAGTGCCAGCTGTGGCTGTTAACCTCTCGCTCTCTCCCGGTCAGGCGCTGGTCAAACAGCTCTTTCAGCCGGCGCTTGATATCCAGATACCGGGCTTCGATATCCTGAAACATCTTGCTAACCGGCCTTGCTGATTGCGTGGGGTCGACTTTGCTGCGGGGGATGATTGGCGTACCGACTTTACTCTTTTGCTCCTGGTTCATCGGAAAGAGGATCATCGGTTGTCACCTTGTCGTCGGGGTTGGGCGGAGTGATCTCTTTACGGGGTTCAAGCTCACCGACTGCCCTTACTTCGTTCTCATCGACCGCTGGGGTGCCGTAGGCTTGCTGAGTTTTCTGTGCCACATCAGCCATAGTCGCCATGTTTGCGAGCTTTTCTTTCTCGCTCGGAGCCAGTAAGTCAGACCATGCCAGAGTGACCTCACCAGACTTCGGCGGGTCGATAATGCCGATAGTCCAAAATCGCTCTATCACACGCGTGATTACGTCGGACATAAAACCCCAGCGACGCGCGTTGCATCGGTTAGCCCAAGCCGTTTTATCTTCCTCTGATGCGAGGTTACCGGTCTGCTTGCCAAACAGGATGTTAAACGGGCACTGAATCGTCGAAGCGAATGAGTTTGCCGATACTGTCCAGGTTGGGGTTGGGTCAGCTGCAGCGACAGAGAGAACGCTAGCTTTCCCTGCCTGCATAGCTATTGCCGCATCCGTACCGCGGTTAAGCTTATTCACTTTGTCATTCATCGCATCACCGAGGCTGTCATATCCAGCATCCTTGGCTTGCTTGATGAGCGTGTCAATTTGGGTGGCGGCGTCGAACTCCATCGCCAGTTGACGGCTGGCGTTCTTCAGGAACCCCTCAGCACTACCGCCTTTCGTCTTCTCAATATCGAGGAGGTCATTGTAGCCGGCCTCAAGAAGCGGGATGCCCGACAGGATATTCTCATCCTCTGAGCCTTCACAGAGCAGAATGATACGGTCAGGATGCACCTGAACCGAACGAGGGCTGCTATACGTGCCCTCGTCGCCTATCGGTTGTTCATTGAACTGATAGCTGACGGGCTGCCCGTAGGTTTCCGACCAGGTATCAATATCAAGGTTGCCAGGTTTGACTTGCGGCTCCCATGCCGGGATCAGTTTAACCAGTGCAGCACTACCTAGCCTCTGGACCAGTGCCACATCAACAGGCTCACTCCAGTCTCGATTATCTTTCACCTGAATCAGAAGTGCTGAGTAACGCCCAACCATATTGCGGCGGTCAGCGTCTTTAATTTTCGCCCAGTGCTTTTTCATCAGTTTGGTAACTGACTTTTCCCATGGCGTAGTTTTGGTCGACTCCCTGTCTTCATCTCCATCGATGATTGTCGGCCTGTCCATCCAGCAGGAATCCAGCAATTTATGGACAGCTGCAAAACCGGTTGAGCCGCGGCGATACTGGCGATAGAAGTTGTCGAAAGTGAGCGTGTCCGGGTAACCGAACTCATCCCATAACTTGGTCCGTTTGACGTTGCCATTACGCCCTGCGTAGAGCATGCGCTGGCGCCCAATTGCATCAGCAAGGGCATTAACGAGGAACTGCTCCCCGGCGCTTAATTCACTCACTGATGAGCTCCTTAGAAGAAGACTGCGCCAACCTTTTTCGGTGAGTGCAGTACGCGGTAACGAGTACCATCCCAGTCATGATCTTCCTGCTGGGTGTCTACGTCGTCAGGGTTTTTATCGTCACGAACGAGCACCGGGATTCGGCTTATCCAGCCACGGCAGTAGTCGAAAACGTAGAATGCCGGCTTCTCAGGCACGCCTGATTCAAGCTTTTTACCTTCGATAACAGCTTCCAGCATGTCAGCGAATAACGATGCGCCATTGATGCGGGAGCCGGGCTTTTTGTCAGCAGGCAACCATGTAACTCCCTGCGTTTCCATCTTCTGCGCGATCGATAACTCGTTATCACCAGTGTTGAATATCGCGCCGTCAGCCGGTCCAGGAATAACATCGCTGCAGATGCCAGGCATAATGTGAAGCTGGCCCCGGGTGACACCGTCGATTTGAATCTCTTCCGGCTCGTCGACGTCTTCGCCCGCCAGCCGCTTGTCAATCCACGCCACGCCTTTCGCGACGTTGGTGGATGACATATTCAGGCCTTTGTTGAGCTCGTCAGGCGGGCATCCGTACCATTCACCGATCAGGATAAGGGAACCGGCAGGCGGGCAGAACTGTCGACCATCAGGTAGCTCGGCGGCTGTTCCATCGGTCTGAGCCCACCAGAGGTTAGAGAACGGCTTCGACTCACCCCAGTCATGAGAGCGATCGACGGTCCAGCTATCCGGGATGCGGAACGGCTTAATGACGTGCAGTGCTTCATTCCACAGATGGTCAAATCTCCCGCCACTGGTCACATCCCAGGAGCCCACCACCCACGCTTTGCGGCGGTTCGGGTCTTTGATGGCCATCAGGGTCGCGATGTACTGCGGGTCAAGGTACGGGTTCTCTTTAAACGATCCGTGGATAGCTACGCGGGTAAGCGTGATTTCCTCTTCTCGTTCTGTCTGAGGGTTGAACACCATTTGCCGGTCTCGCTGCACGGTTCCGCGCGGCGCTGGCTCAATGAAGCGTTTCTTCACCCAGGTATGCCCGATGCCAAACGGGTTGGTCGTGCTGAACGTCTCCAGCGGGATTGGCCTCAGTAATTTGCCATTCTCCAGCGGGTAGTTTTCCGGCCTGAACGATGAGCGTCGGCAGGAGAACATCATTTCGTAGAATTCAGGGGACTGCTGTTTCGTCAGTTCGTTAAAGCCAATGAACGGGAATTCCTGCCCGTGAAAATCCCAGTAGTCGTCTGCCTCTTTGCCGAAGCGGAATAGAAGCTCCTCGCCTGTTGGCCATACCCATCGCAATTCGCTCGCAGATGACAGATATCGAGCGCCATCGTTGAACAGACGAAACATACGCTTCGACTGCGTGATGATGTCGGCAAGGTTTTTATATTCGGTATCGAAGATGACGCCACGCCAGAACGAGCCATAGCCCACGCCAACATTGCGCCGGAACCTGGCCAACTGGGCAGCAGTTTTACCGGGTCCGCGAGTACCTTCGAAAAGTATTTCGTTACACGGGCAACTCAGAGCCAGAGACTGTGATCCAGGCAGTGGCTTCCATACAGCTTTGTAATTCATCCACCGAGCACCTCACCCTGTTGTTTCTGCGCCGCCGCCTCCCAGTCATCCACGTTATCGCTGGTTGGTACAAGCATGACGTTATGCGTGACCTCTTTCGTTTCAGCCTTATTCTCAATGCTGTATGCCTCTCGTTCGAGGCCGATAAGCGTTTTCAGGCTGTCGCTCAGGTCTTTCATGGATTTAACGCGGGAAGGAAGACTGATTATTTTGTGGTAGAGATCGTTGAGCTTATCCATGCCTTTGTCATCAGGCGATCGCATCATCTCACCCAGGTCTTCAAGCGCGGCCACGTTGCCACACTCTCCGGCCAATTCATCGAATAGCGTGTTGGTCAGTTCGCGAGCCCGCCGGATGTCTCCCCGGTGCTCCATGCGTACCGTTGCGATAACCTCGGCTGTCGCCTCTATCAGTACGCGCTCGGTCAAAGTGCTTTCGTTGCGTACCGTCCTGCGTACCTCCCGCTTGCGTACCAAGTCGTCAGCCTTTTGCTGAATTTTCGCATTCAGGTCGCGCGACCAGTCGTCACGCTTTGCTCGCTTACGGATAGCACCTTCGCTGATACCGTGCTGCGATGCAATTTCACGGAGGGACATCACCCCGGCCCGGTATGCCGATTCGATGGCCTCCCAGTCGGGCTTGCTCATTCTCACTCCAAGATTTATAAACCAAATGCCATTATTTTTTGATTTTCAACCATAAATGTCTGATATAAATACATGACATGCAAACACATACAAGGATAAAAAATGAATAATGACTCCGGATTTGGCTCTTTTGTAGATACGATTTCTTCTCATAAGGACGTCATGGCCGATATCGCTGATGCCGGATTAGAGGCCGCTGAGGAAATCCCACTTTTTGGCTGGGCAGTTAAGGCATGGAATATAAAAAATACATTTCAAGAAAAGAAACTTGCACGCAACATAAGGGAATTCCTAAGATGTTCCTCTGTAGACGACGCGAAAAATTTCATCTCAAAGTTTAGCTCTGAAGAGGAAAAAGAGGAGCTTTGCGATAGCCTAATTCAAGTGCTAATTGATTCTGAAAAGCCCTTAAAGGCAACGCTGACATCAAAGATAGTTAACGCCATCAACGAAGAACGCCTTACTGTGTCTGAGGCTCATCAGTTACTTTTGATAATTTTAAATGCCTCCATTCCAGCGCTAGAGGCCATTGATAAATTTTATCAAAATAATCCGAGTGGCAGCATAAACACCATGGATGAGGATGCAACAACATATGGCGCATTGTTGATGTCGATTGGAGTGATCCATGTCCATGGCAATATGACCCGAGTTACTAAACTTGGCAAAAGTTTATACGAATGCGCATTCGTATAAAAAACAATATAATTACTTCAGGCACTGTGTGCGGATGTAGTCCTGCTACTGGCTGATTGCCCGGTAGTAGGCCTGCCAGCGGTACTTATCCAACCGCAGTTGGCGCAGACATTGAGAGGTTTCGACGTCCGATTGCAGGTCTTCGTCGGTGTCCTTCCCTGCGTCACTTGCTTTGCACGGAGGGCTCATCAAATCCGGGGATGGCGTTGGCAGCGTCGATAGCTCGCTGGCGCAGCTGCACAGCATCATCGTCAAACCGGCACACAGTACGAATCGGAGACTGGACATATTTCACCACGTCGCGGGTTATGGTTCGGTAGATGACCTTGCCCCCTTCTGTAGCGGCAGCGGCCTTTTGCTCAACTGGCTGGATAGTCTTTTCAGCTTTCTCTTTCTTCTTCGCCGCAAGGGTATTGATATGGTCAGCGTGAGAATTCCAGCCAGAACGCCATGAGAAAACACAGCAAAGCAGCAGGATAACCACTGCGCTGATAATGGCGGTTAACCGGCTCATTTTTGACTCCAGAGACAAACTTCGCGCTCAATCTCGCGGCGAGTTACCAGGCCTTTCCACTGCTTACCCTTGGCATAAGTCCAGCGGCGCAGCTGATCACATGCACCTTTCTGGTCGCCCTGGTTGATTTTGCGCAGCAGCGTGGAGGTCTGGAAATTGCCAGCGCCGACGTTATAGGCGAACGAGTACAGAGCCCCGCGCATTGTCTCGGGTATCGGCTTTTGGATGTATGGGTCAATCTGGCGAGCGACGGTGTTCAGGTCTTTACTGAGAAGGGAACGGCATTCGGCCTCGGTGTACTTCTTGCCGAGCATGATGTCTTTGCCAGTGTGGCCATAGCAGACAGTCCAGACGCCTACCACATCCTGATAAGGGTTGTATCGCACACCCTCAAGACCATCGTTACCAGTTGGACCAGTGATGAGCGCAGAAGCAATGGCTATGGCTCCGCCACCGCCGGCGATCACGCCAATCAGTTTATTCCTCATTGATGGCGTCATGCTCACCCCTGTGTATCACTTGCGATCCGCTTCAAGGCCTCGGTTACCACTTCGGCTGAAGCCGGGCGGTCACTTCCAGGCTTAGCGGAGACATCAGCCAGATAACTGGCCAACAGTTGCGTGCGTTTTTTCTCTTCATCCAGTCGCTCTCGCTCTTCCTTGCGCTTTGCGTAATACGTCTTGATTGTGAAGAAGGCAGAGATCAGGGCGCCAATGATGAAGACATAATCCTGCAGACTCAGGACGGAAAAGATACCAAGCAAGGCTGACCACCAGTAAGGCAGATTGTGACCATCGGTTGGGTTCATACGTTGCATCTCTCACCTCCGATAATGTTCGGGGTGCTATCTGTAGTCAGTAAAAGGTTCAGGGCCGTCGGGCTGATTTACCAACAAAGCGTCGAGGGTGATTCCCGCGACCCTGAAAATAAAAAAGCCCGCGAAAAATCGGGCAATAAGCATGAGGGTAATAGCAATGTCGGTGATGACCGAAAATACCCTGGCTGGGTCTGGCGGCCTGCGACGCTGTTGCAGCAGCGCCCCTGATGGATTGGATTATGAGCCCGTCATCAGGTCAGGCCATTATCTGGCGCACCATTCAGGACTCGAACCTGAAACCGATAGCTTAGAAGGCTATTGCTCTCTCCGGTTGAGCTAATGGCGCTGAATTGGTGCTCGCATCAGGGATCGAACCTGAAATCATCCGATTATGAGTCGGGTGCTTTAACCTTGTTAAGCTATGCGAACAATCTGGTTCAGGGCTCTTGCGCGGCGGGTGTCGACGTGTCGTGCGGCGCGTCTCTACCCAAGAGCCCTGACCGGATTGCAGGCATAAAAAAGCCCAAGGCGTTAACCTCGGGCTTGAATTCTTTGTGTGTCGACAATCGAAGCTATGGCGACGATATCAGATTTACATAAAATATATGCCTTTCAGTTCGGTTTTGCAAGACTTACATCTAAATTTGTCGCCTTTTGTTGTGAACGTGATCGCGTTACCGATATGAGAGCATTGCTGTCAAGCTTAACAAAACTGCTGCGCAACGCCAGCCAATGAGGAAGGTAGGTTTCTGTCAACGTGGACTTTGCTACACCAACCAGTTCCGCCAGCGCCTGGTATTCATAAGTCTCCCGGCCTGCCAGTTCTGCTTTGACATCCTGCGCCGCCAACCATGTCAGTTTCTTCAGGCGCTCCATCGTCTTGCCGGCCACTTTCTTAGCGCCGAGTTGACCACGGAACTCCGCCCACGCCCACTGGGTGATCGCCACCTGGTGCTCAAAGCGGATATTTTCGCTGTAGTTCCACAGCAGCCACGATTTCTGATGCTCTTCCAGCGACAGCAGAGCCCGGCGCCAGCTTGCCGTCGAATACTCAACGGGCAGAACGAGAGCGACCGATGAACCCTTAGCGCGTGACTGATTGCCGCTCATCGGCGGCCCATCCGGGTTAACCATGCGTTGTTTGACCTCGCTATAAACTTTCTTCCTTCCCCGGCTGCGCGCCGTAGCGGTGAATTGCGCGTTTTCTGCAAAGGCTACAAGTTGCCCTTTCGTCGCGCCGCTCAGATCGGCGGTGGCCACTATCAGCTGCTGACGAACAAATTCTAAGTATTGAGCTGTCATGATGTTTCCCCCAGGGTCTGATAGATACGGACGAAATTTCTCAGTATGCGGTAGTCAACCAGTACAGTGCCGCGGCCACGCAAGAGGCGGAGCTTTTGCCAGCGGTCGCGGATGCGTTCGATAACGTCGTGGTTCATGCGGCCTCCCGCTGTTTCAGTGCTTTGAGCTTGGCGCGGTACTCATCGCGGATACGAATAAAGTCTTCCCGGCGGTAGTTGGTCATTTCGTGGGGTCCGTTAAGCCAGTCGACATACTCCTGTCCGTAACGAGCGATCAGGCCAGCTTCGTATTGCTGAGCAACCGTCGACTCTTTGGCGGTGTACTTACCGGCCCCGGCATTGCACGATTTGCACTGTTTATGAGCGTTGCGCTCTTCAAAACGCAACTCAGGGTAAGCGCCGACCGTTTTGAAGTGGCCGCAGTCCCACTGGCCGCCATGCAGATCAGGCGGGTTGGTCTCTCCGCAACTGATGCATGGCAAACCAGCATCACGTGCGCGGATGTAGGAGTTGAATGCCTGCTGAGCCTGGGCTTTGTAGTAACCGTTAGGTCTGAGTTCAGCCAATCTTGCTTTACGGCGCTGACGCCCCTCTTTCTCGGATTCGCGCTGGCGCTTCACCGCCCTGGCTTTCGCCGCTTCCCGGGCTTTTGCTGTCTGTTTTTTGCCGATCGCGCTGGCGCATTCAAAACTGCACACCACCTGCCCTTCCCGGGCAGGATGGAACCATTCGCGGCAGTGGGCGCATTTACGACGTGCAGGTTTACGCATGCGCACCACCCTGGATCTGTACCAAGGTCAGGCGGCCGCAGAATACAGCACCGGTGTCGATATACATCTGATTGGCGTACTGGCTTGGCTGATGTGCCGGGGTATGACCAAAAATAAACAGGTCTGCACCGGATATTTCATTCACTATCCCATCCTGAGCTGCGCTCACTCGCTCACGATTCCAGATAACCTGTTCTGCATTGACGGGCTTGTCATACGCATATTCGTTATGAGGGTAGTCAGCATGGCAGACCACCACCCTCTCACCCTCGGTCATTACCTCGATGATGAGTGGCAAACCAGCAACCAAATGGGACAACGCGATAGCCAGGCGTTCTTTGTCGTAGTCAAGGTTAAAGAACCATCCGCCACCGTTGGCGAGCCAGTGATTCACGTTCCCGGAGGAGGATAGTCCGTCGAGCATCATCTGCTCATGGTTTCCGCGAACAGCCATGAACCAGGGCATTGTGATTAGCTCAAGGCATTCGACGTTTTCCGCACCGCGGTCGATGAGGTCGCCAACCGAAACCAGCAGATCCTGTGCTGAGTCGAACCCGACAGCGTCCAGCCGGTTCATCAGGTTGGTGTAGCAGCCGTGCAGGTCGCCAACAACCCAGATATTGCGCCAGTCAGCGCCGTTAATGCGTTGATAAATGCTCATGCAATTTTCCTTCTGGCAGCGCGGCGCAGCCAGCGGACATCTGCCAGGTGAGCCGTATAGTGAAAAGTGGGGATATCTGACGGTTTAACTTCGACCTTGCGCTTGCGGCGCGCCGGCACGCGGAAGATGCCGCGATCCATGACCTTAGCGAGCAGACTGTGCATGCGAAGCCCTCCATTCCTGGGCCCATGCAATCCGACTGCTGGACTTCTCGCTGAACTTCACATTGTGCTCGGTGCCGAACCAGTAGATCGCCTCGATTACCTCGACCATGTAGCGCTTGCTGGATTTAGAGGTGCGAACGCCAAAGTAGACGCGGCCGCCGTTGATGCCCGGGGCTGATTTCTGCTCACGCTCCGGGTTTTGCATCTGGCTGACCAGTACGGTGATGAGGTCTTTCCACTCCGCAGGCTCCAGCTTTTCGCCGTACCAAATCACCTGATCACTCAGGTCTTTCAAAAGTGGCCACATAAGGCGATTCTGTTTGTCGGTGCGGCTCTCTTCGCGCGCCTCGATAATCAGCGGCGATCGGTGGTCGACGGGCAGAGACTGGATGAAGTTGACGACGTTACGCTTAACGTTGTCGTTGATAAGGCAGAATTGTTGCTTCACGCTTCACCTCCGCAGAGGTCAAACGCTAAATGCAGAAAATCGCCGGTGACTTTCGCCATCGGTGACAGGAATTGCTGTAAGGTTTTATGCGCCATGTGTCCCCACTTGGCGCCGGATAATCGTGTCAGTTGCTCAGGCTGACGAGGTAATTATCGCCCTTCCCGGGGATAAAAGCAAAATGAGCATATACGAGAAAATCGCTATTTCTTGGCGTTCTGCTCAGCCATTTCCAGATAGCGCGGATCGGATGCCTTGGGGAGCTGGACGCTTTGCTCGCGGTAGTAGCGGACGCGCTCCATGAAATACTCGCGCAGGTGTTCAGGCTGCTCTCTGGCTACCTGCTCCGCTATCACGGGCTGATTCAGTCGCTCTTTGTAGGCGATGCCGGACGCTGCGAGGTCTACGTTGACCTTGTCGCGCTCTTCCTGGCTTTTGGCTGCAATGTTCCACTGTGACATAAAAATCCCCTCTACTGTGGAGGGGATTATATAGCATCAACTGGATGGGTGCGCGGATTTGCGTTCTGCTGGTGATTTAGGCATCAGTCCTCCCTCACAATAAGTTTGTAAGCAATGGTTGCAATGATCTTTGGCCACAATACAATGAAGCACAACAAGCACAGAATATTATTCTTAATGCCAGTGGTTTCATCTGCCCTTGTTATTTGAGCCAAAATCCACAAAACAAGACCGATACATAAATACCATTCCATCACTTAACCTCCTGCGGCGCTGCTGGCAGCGGCATCCAGTGAGTTGGTGTCCATGACGCGCCGGGGATCAACCAGCCGCTACTCTGCGCATCAGGGTGGCCAGGGATATACGTTGCCCATTTGCAACACCACCGCGGCTTCTCTCCCCACCAACGCCCGACCAAAACCTCATGACGACTTGGCGGCATCTGCTCGCTTACCTGAATCCATCCCTGGCTTTGCGCTGGAGTGTCGCCGTTTTGCTCCGGAGAAACGTGGTTTTGCGCCGGGCAGCAATCGGATTGCGCCGGAGATTTGGTGTGCAGCACCTGCACACTTTCGTCACTCCTGCAGATCGCTTCAGTTCCTGCACTTTTTTTTAATTCCTGCAGCATGGCGGCGCGGCGGTTTACAACCTCGATTAACGCTTCTTCGGCATCACACAGGCAATCAGCGATGCCACGGCGATCGCCGTCGAAGTCATTCAGGTCGAGGTGTATACGAGCAACCTTCTGCAATGCATCCAGCACATCATCAGGCACTACCGGCGCCGCTTCCATCCGACACTCATCGCTTGTTACTATCTGATATGGCTCAATGTGTGCACCAAGAAAAGTAACTGGACCTTCATCACCGATGAATATTTGTGCTTTCTTTTCTGATTTCATCAGACCTAGTGCGATTATTGGATAATCTCGGCCATTAGCTTCTGTATAAGTACCGATAACTTTACTATTATCTGCTGAAACTTCTGGTTGCTGCGATAAGTATAAATCTACATGAGCCTTTATCAATAGTGGATCATTAGATACAGCAGCCCATCCCCATGGTGATGTCTGGTCAGGCATAGGTACTTGAGTTGCGTAAAATTCACTCTCGGTGATTCCACTTCGAATGCAATATCCTTTAACAAATTCCGATGCTGAAATAATCATTTTTCGTCACCTATGATTGAAGTTATATAACCGTCGTATCCTAAAGCAAAAAGTTTATCGTTATTGCAATCAGTCAAAAGTAAACATCCCACCAACCAATCTCGTCTATTTAGCCAGATAGCTTCAACTATCTCACCATTATTTCTCATGAAATTAACCTTTTGTCCTTCCTTTAGCTTATATATTTCTGAATCTGGTAGTTTTGACATTTCACACCCCTTTGATAAATGATAATGGTCTAGAAACCCACTTCCTGCCGAGGGCGTCAACAGCGCCATGTTTGTGTGCTGGATCTTCCGTATCCTCAACAATGAACCCTTCTGAATAAGCGCCTCCGGGCCATACTCGCCATGCGACAATTTCAACCGCAGGAATTACCGGCGTTGGCTGCGCGTGGCGATAGAGCGGCGCTATGTTGCGCTCGAGGTCGGTGATGACGCTCCATATTGGGACTGACTCAACACCTTGATTCGCCATATCGCGATAACTGTCGGCATACGCCAGCACAGGATTGCGTTTATGCTCGCTGGCCATTGCGGCCAGCGCCATTCTGGCTAGATAAGATGCCTCACCGCACTGCACATGATCGGTTTCAATAATTTCGAGTAACTGCTCTCTGGTTATGGTTGATTTGGTCATTGCCGTTCCACCTTAATTTTTCTCAGCGACTCAAAATACTTACGCATGGTTTCCTGCACCTCTGGATGCTGCCAGTTGGTATGGATTCCGCCGTCTTCGTCGATGGTGAATTTACCGGCGTTTTCTTTGAGAACGCGCTTCAGGCGCTGCTCGGGGCTTTCGATTATGAACATCACTCAGCCTTGTATCTTAAAGATCGGTTAAAATAGCATCGGAATGATTTGGCAAGGC